CCGCGAGTAATACCGGCCCGTCGTGAGCGACACCGGACAGCTCAGCGTGTTCCCGAGTACCGTGTCGTAACTGTCCGACGCCAGCGAACTCGTGCCGATGGCCAGCCGATACGCCGTCGCGCTCGACACCGCCGCCCACGTCAGATACACCGGCCCGTAGGCCTGCACATGCCCGCGCACCTGGAGATTGCCATAGCTGTGGATGAGCGTGGCCTCGGCGCTGGTGAGCGTGAGCGACAGATTCACAGGCGAGTTGGGGACATGCGTGTACCGCCGCCGCACAATCACGCTGCTATCGTCGGCATTCTCCAGCGCCAACACGAGGTCCACATCGGCGCTATCGGCCACGTCCAGCGCGGCCCGCAGTCGCAATGTGTGATAGGTATCGACGCCAGGATCGGCCAGCGGCGTCAACTGCGCGAGAAACGTCTGCGTATGCGTGGGCGAGGACGGCGAGGCGAGATACGTGCTGTCGCTGGTATCGTTCAGCGCGGCGACGGTGCCGGTCCAGTCCGTCGTGGTCAGCGAGTTGGGATACGCCGTCGCCATGCCACCCCCTACGGCGCTGGCCGCGCCGGCGCGCCGCTACCAGACTCGATTAGCCGACCGCACCGTGGGCAGCCCCACGCCCTGCGGCGGGGGCTTGTGCTGCACCGCCTGGCCCCAGAGTGCGTTGCCCCACGCGATCGGCTCGGGCATGATGAGCCACTGCGACGACGGGCTGGCGTCCACGGTCTGCCCGGCGAGCAACCGCACCTCCAGGTCCAGGCACGCACGGTCGCCGAAGTGCCGCCGAGCCGACTGCGTGAACGCCTGGCGCACATGCTCGCGCCATCCCGGCTGGAACACCGACTCGCCCTCCACCTGCACCGTGATGGTCCAGATGGCGCCGATGCGGCCGGGCTGCACCGCCTGCTCGATCTTCATCTGCCCCGCGCGGCCGAACACCGCCGCCGCGAGCCGGCCGAATGCGAGTTGCATCTCGGCAAACGCGGGCTGAGCAGGTGTCGGCACCGTCAGCGCCAATATCCACTCCGACCACTGTTGATGGGCTGAGTTGGGGTCCATGCGCCTACAGCGAGAACCATCCTGACCCATTCACAGTGACATTGATGTCCCCGCCATTGGGCGTCACCGGCAGCCCCGTCACCGAGGTGTCATACCACGCGATGAGCGCATCGCTGGCGTGCGTGTTGTTCCACAGCAGGATGATCTCGGACACGTCGCCCGTCACGGCCGACCAGGTGAAATTCGCCGAGTCGAAGGTGCCGGTGGTAATCGTCGGACTAGTCAGCGACGTCACCGCCACCTTGGAGGCGTCCGCGATGCCGTAGGTGCCCGCGACGTAGGTGTTATCGGTGGCGCTGTAGGTTTCATCCGCCCCATCAAGCAGTGACGCCATGATGATGTCGGTGTTGAGGTCGTGCTCCTTGTTGAGCAGCGCCTCCTTGAAGGTGGGATACAGGGCATTAGCCATTGTCACTCCTCAGTGGATGGGGGCTCGCGCCCCAAGCTGTTCATCTGCGGTCGAGACGACGGGCGGGGCGGGCGACGGACCCGCCCCCACCCGCGCCGGTTACACGTGCGCCTGCCCCATGCACTGCGACTGGTGGATCTCCACGGTGTACTCGCCGTAGACCATCCCCTTCGTCGCGTCCCCCACCTTGGCCGTCCGCTCGACCTGGAACGACCGGCCCTGGAGCGGCACCGGCCGCACCCGCGCCGAGCTCACCAGGAAGAAACTGGAGGCGTTGATCCAAGGCGACAGGACCACGCGCGCCAGGCCGAAATCGCCCTGGAACGTCTCGACCTTCCGCTGCACGCTCGTGTCCGACTGCTCGACAGCCAGAACCGAGGCGTTTGTGCCGCTAATGTTCCGCTTCCACGTCGCGCCCGCCACGAGTACATCAAGATCGCGAGCGCCCGCATTCCAGCAGGCCTGCCACACATCGTTGATGTAGAGCACGGGGTTCGCCGTGAACGACGCCGCGACGATCGTGCTGTTGATGCTCGTCAACTTCGATTCGAGCCCCTGCATCGTGCGCGTCACCGTCGAGCTGCCCACCGAGGAAATCAGCACGCCGCGAAAGATCGTCTTCTCGAGGTCGCGCAGGTTCTCCCGCAGCCGCAGCGCCCCCTGATGATTGAACATGTCGCCCTGCGCGGGCGCATAGCTCATCGACATGTCGGTGCCGCTGATGATGATGTCCTTCTTGAAAATCTGCGTGGCGTTCGCGCCGCGCGTGGTCTTCCGCGTCACGTCCACGAGCACGTCGTCCCCTTCCAGGGCCGCCGTGCCAAGGACCGTCAGCGTGCCGCCGGCCGCCAGCGAACTCACGACCCCGCCCTTGTTGCGGGCGACGAGGATCGAGTTCGCCCCGACCGCCGACGTGATCTGCACGACTTCATTGCCGACCCCGGGCGCCCCGCTCTCCAGCTGGAGCAGCATCCCCGCCTGGAGGTAGGTGCCGGTGCCGTCGATGAGGATGCCCGTCGCCGCCGTCGCCGAGTTCACCGCCGCCGAGGCGATGATGGTGCTCGGGCCGATCAGCTCTTCCGTCCACTGATGCCAGGTGCTGGTCGCCGGACCCGCCGCGTCGAGGAGACTGAGAAAGGGCGTCTCCGTGGGCGCGATCAGGGCCACCAGGTCACTGACATCCTCGCCGACCAGCGCGATGTTGTCGTAGCTGGCCTTGCCGGTGAATGCCATGTTGTGTTCTCCCTGTTGGACTGTTCACGGCCCACGGCGTGCAGCCCGCGAGCCCCCCGCTGCTCGGGATATCGCGCCCGATGCGCGCCAGGCCAGGCTAGTGCGCCTGAGCCTGTTTGAGTGCCGCTTTGGCGGTCATCAGGGCCGCCGCCGCCTCCGCGTTCTGCGGATGCGCGGCCACACGCTTGACCGCCTCCTCATACCGCGCCTGAGCCTCGCGCACCGCCGGGCTGCCACTCATCGCCCCCGATACGCTCTTGCCGCCACTCGCCCCGGACCCGCTTCCGCTTCCCGTTGCCCTCGCCAGGTGCGGATTGTTCTTCAGGAGCGTCACAACGGCCTGCTCCAAGCTGACGCCATCTTGCACCGTCCCGCCGGGTGCGTCCGACACACGCACATTGAAGTCCTCATCAAGCGTGATGCAATCCTTCAGGTGCGCCACCACGTCAAGCGGATTGTAGGCGCCTTTCGCCTCGGCCAGGGCGCGGAGCTGGGCATCGACAAGGTGCTTGCGGAGGGCCGCGATCGCTTTCTCACGGGCCGCCTGCTCCTTGGCGATGCGGTCCTCGGCGGCCTTCTGGATGGCGGCCTTGGCCTGTTCATAGTTGCCCTGCGCCTCGAGGTCGCGCTGTTTGTGCTGCGCGAGCTCGGCCTCCAGCGCATCGAGTTTGGCCCGCTCGTCGGGCAGCACGGCCTTGACCTTACGTTCGGCGGCGGCGCGGATGCCGGCCGCGTGGGCATTGAACTCATCCTCCGTGGCGAACACTCGAAACGGCTTCGTGCCGCCGGCATTCTCGCCGCCGTGGGCGCCCGGATCTCCCGGTGTCTGGTCTGCCATACATGAGCCCTCCTTAGGCTCGGTTCAGCGCGGCGCGGACCGCCGCATGCAGATAGGACTCGTCCTCGTCACTGAGTGCGAAGAAGCGACGATCGACGCGGCCTTCGCCCATGTGGTAGCGGGCGATCTCAGCCTTTCTCTCTAAGGCGAAGTTCAGCAGGATACGTGGATTCGTCACTGCGTTTGCCGTCACTGCGATGTTATCAAGCATCCGCGCGCCCGCGCGCACGCCTGTCAGGTTGACGCGCGTAGCCACCCCGCCCGCCTTCGCCTTGGCCTTGGCGTAGCCCTCGCTGTAGGCGGCGAACGGCACGCCATCCGCGTCCACGTTCTTGAGGCGCGTGCGCGTGATAATACGCGTCCGCAATTCGTTGCCGATGCGATGCCAGTCCTCGCGCGGAATCTGGATCTGCCGCGCCAACGGTCGCCCCTTGACGGTCACGCTCATCCGCATAGCTAGGCGCCTCGTTGCCGACGTTTCGACGCCTTCATCCGTTCACGCGCGGCCTGCGCGGCCGCCACATCCTCGGCATACTGCGGGTCGGCATACTCACCCGTATCCGCAGTGGCCGCCATCGCATTCTCCGCATCCAGAGGTATCCAGGTATGCCGGCAGTTGTAGCCCCCGCCCGTGATCAGCGTATTGTCCAGTTGGCCATTATCCATCGCGTCAATCTCGGCACGCGAGTAGACTTTCCCCACCCGTTCAGCACAGAAGGGCCGCATGAGCGCGTCGATCGGCCCGTCATAGAGGAACGCCTCATCCGCCGCCCCCGTTGCCGTGCTCGTCACCGCGATGCGGCTGAACTCGCTCAGCGCCGTGTCATAAATCGTCCGCACCTGCGGGAGCGTGAGTTCAAGCTCCTGCAGCAACTCGTTCAGTAACTCGGCCCGGTCCTGCGCCCCGACAATCCCACGCAGGATCGTCTGTTCCACCGTCTGCATCACCTCGGCCGGCACCTGTAGCAGTTCCCGCAGCTTCATGTCATGGAAGGCCTCGAGGGTTTCGGCGCTCCATGCCGCCTCTCGTTGCACCCGCATCACCCGCGTCTGCCCGAGTCCCTGATACTGTGCCAACGCGCCCATCTCGGTCAGGGCATCACGAATCAGCTCCCCGTAGCCGGCCTCCTCGATGGCCGTCTGGAGTTCCTGTGCCACGCGCCGCGCCACCCCGAGGTTGACCTGCGTGCTCACAACTCGGCCCTTCTCGGCCTCCAGTTGATTGACGAGTTGTACAATCCGCCGCCGCACCTGGCCCCACACGTCAGCCAGCTGTTCCTCGAATGAGAGCACCATCCGGTCGATGTCGGCATTCAGCTGCTCATGCTGGCGCCGGATGTCAGGCATGGCTTACTGCACCGTGGTCGGCATGGGCTGCGTGCCGGCGGTCGGCGCGACGGGCGCCGCGCCCACGACGCGCTCGCGGAACGACGCGGCAGCCTGCTGCGGGCTGGCGGCCTGCTGCGCGCCAAGCGCGTCAATCTCCGCGTCGATGGTGTCGAGCAGTTCCTCGTTCGCGTCCGTCAGCACAATGCGCGCGGCGCGCTTCCGCATCTCGGCAGTCGCGGTCTTCCCCAGCTGCGCCGTCACCACGTCACGCACATCACTGGCCGCCTGTGCAATGTCGATGGTGGCGAACTCGTCCGGGTAGTGGATAACTACCTTGCGCACCGCCGCGTCCACATCTTCGGCATCCGTTACGCCCGTCGTGGCGCGATACCAGAGTTTCACAAGCGCATACTCGACGCGCTCGGCCTCGTCCGCGTAGAGCGCCAGCATCCGGTTCAGGTCCATCGCCTTCAGCCGCCGGCTGTCGGCCGACTCGGCGTCCCGGCTGTCGCCCTCCCACGGCAGACCGGCGAGACGAAACAGCTTGCGCTCCAGCGCCTCAAGCTCGGCCTCGTACACCTCCGCCGGCCCCTTGTCGGGCTGAATGAAGCCGGCCGGCCCCTTCGACCACACAATCGTCTCGACAGAGGCGGCATCGCCCAAGCGCCCCCGCGCCACGCCTACATCCTCGTCCTGGCCGAGTTGGATGTTGAGCATGGAGAACACCTGCCCGCGTAGCATCTCGCGGAGCTCGCTCAGCAGGTTGTAGTGGTCCTGAAAGAGTTTGGGGTCGCCGAGAATGGACGCGCCCACATCCGGCATCCCCGGCACACCGCGGGCGCGGTGAATCTCCACCGGACAGACGCCGAAGCCGTGCGCGCCAGCGTCGATGAGCACACCCTCATCGCTGTAGCGCTCCCATCGCTCCGTGTCGTAGACGAGCGTGGTATCTTCATCATCGTCGTCGCCGAGCAGGCTCGTGCGCGGCACCGTGTCCAAGAGTTTCACCGCCTGATAGCGGCCGTCCGTCCACAGCCAATCCGGCACATCCAGGGGACCGTAGCAGCGCAGAATAGGCGCCCCCTGCTCAGCCTTCGTGCGCGGCGCCTCGGCCGCCCGGAGGCGATCCATGAGCACGACCACATGGCCGTAGACGAATGCCAGTGCCTGCTGCTGGAGCATCCAATCGGCAATGTGCTGGCCTGCGCCATCAACGTCCTGCCACCACGCCTCCAACTCCGGCATCGTCTCGGCCTTCCGCAGCACCGGCTTGCTGAACAGGTGCGCGAGGAACGTGTCCACAATGGTGCGGGCGAAGTTCTCATACCTCGCGAGATTCTTGCGGCGGGTGTATTTATCGCGGTGGCCCTGCACGGTGGTCGAGGGGCTGCCGTCCGCGTTGCGCTCGTAGATGATCTCGCGCGGGTGGGCGATGAGGTTGCTGCCGTCGAGAAAGCCGCCGTCGCCACGGTAGGCCTGCTGCAGCAGCGTCCAGGTGTTGCAGAGCGTGTCGTAGGTATCGTGCGTGCGCTTCAGGGCCGTCGTGGTCTGCATGGCTTCGCTCCTAGACACTCACGCTGCCGAACATCCGCGCGTCCACGGTGCGCTTGGACGGGGGCCACTCACGGGCGCACCCGTAGCCGAGGGCATCCGAGAGGTGCGTCAGCGCGGGGTTGCTCGCCTTGTCCAGGTCGCCGTTGTCGGCGAACACCACCTGCTCGAGGTCGGCGATCAGCTTCACACAGGACGGGTCTACTGCGAAGTGGACGGCGCCGCTCATCGTCCGGCACCGGCCGTTGACGGCCGCCACGCGGTCGCGAACGTGCGGGTTGTTCGAGCCGATGAGCCAGAGGGCGCCGGGGAACACCTCACGCAGAATGGCATGGTCGGACGGGCCGGTCGTCTTCGCCGCGCGGCCGGTGGCATCGCCGTAGAGGCGCAGCTCGCCAGTCCAACCGACCTCGCGCAGGAACTGGCGGGCTCGCTCAGCGGTAGCGCGTGTGGCTTCACCGCCGGCATGGCGGGTTTGCACCTCGCGCCATACGCGGCAATCCTCGCCCAGGCGCTGCCACAGGACGGCCGAAGCCGGATCGATGTTGAAATCGACGCTGAGGCACAGCGGCGCACTGCGCTCAAGCTCCACCTGGCGCACATGATCCTGCCGGCTGAACGCATAATACGCACGGCCCGAGAGCGCCTCGAACGACGCTTCGAACTCCTGCCGGAAGCTCCGCGCATCGAGCTGCGACCGGAACCGCTCGATTTCATCGGGGTCCAGATGGCCACGCGGCCAGGCCGCGTCAATCGACTTGAACTGCCACGAGGCCCAGTCAGGGTGTCCGCCCTGGCCGAGCGTGTAGGCATTATAGAGATGATTGAACGACTTGGGCGTACCGAGGAACAGCGCCCCGCCTTTTGTATCGAGTAGCGACGGTGCGAGCACGTCGGTCCAGGCGGTCGGGTCGATGTCCTGATACTCGTCGATAGCGACGAAGGCGAGGCCGCGCCCGCGCAGGGCGTCACTGTTCTCGGCACTCTTGAGCTGAATGCGACAACCGTTGATGAACTCGGTTTCGAGGCGCGTCTCGTTGACCTTGGCAAGCCACCGCGGCGGCACGAACCGCTTGAGTTCGCGCCAGCAGATATCGCGGGCGGCATCCCACGTGGGCGCGACATACCAGAGCAGGCCGCGCGAGGGAATGCGCGAAAGGAGTTCAGCAATCGCCAGGCGCGTCTTGCCAAAGCGCCGACCGGACACCAGCACGCGGAAGCGGTGCGGGTCTTTGAAGATCCGGCCCTGAAGCGGGTGCAGCGAGAGGACGGGCGCGAGGGCGGCGTCAGCCGTCATGCGTGGCGTCCTCGATAACGATGCGGAGCGGTTGAAGGGTATCGAGATTCACATCAAGCGTGTCGCGCACTTTGCCATAGGCTCGGGCATACAACTCCAGCACGATCGCTGGCGCGAGCCGGCCCTTGCGATACATTTCCAATGTCCTCTTGCGACCTTCGGGGTCTTCAAGCACCGATTGCGCCCACGCACGCACCTCGACGGTGGCTCTGTTCGGAACGCCTTTCTGGCGTCCCCCGCCACGACGCAATCCGCTGGTGTTTCTCGGCACTTTTACGGCACTTTCCCGATGTCGAGCGTCACCTGGAAACTGCGGTCCATAAGTTCGTTGAAGCGACTCGCCACCTGCAACGCATCCGTCGCCGGGATGGCCAACGTGAGAATGGCCTCACCATCGGCGTCGAGCGTCAACGCCTTGCGGCCGGCGGGGACCAAGGCCGCCTCGAACACGAGCGGGTCTGCCGGCCGGCGGCGGTGCGCCATGTCAGGAGTCTGACGCCGGTGGGGCCCGTGCGTCCGACACAAGGCGTGGATAGGGTGAGGCTAGCGGCGGCGGAGTGGCGTGCCGAGTCCGGGGCGGGTCGTGACGGTGCGGAAGACTCGTGGCTCGGGGATGTCCTCGACAAGCTCATCGACGGCGAATCGGATCACGTCGCTGACGGTGAGGGACATGGCGTGGGCGATGGCGGAGAGGGAGTTGGATTGCGCCTCCGTCATGCGGATGCTGGCAGTGCGAACCTCCATACGAGTGTCGTATTTGAGGACGCCCATGTTAGTGCATCTTGGACGGTGGAGTGAGGTAATGGCCGGCGCTGGCGGCGATACCGAGCACGGTATCGACGGCCTGCTGCGCCTGTGAGGCCACCTGGCGAAGATCCGCGCCTCGTGCGTCGAGGTCGTGCTCAATCGCGCGGCACATCTCTAGGGCGTCTGCACGCTGCTGTTCGAGGCGTTGCATCCGCAGACCCGCGCCGATAGCGACGGCCAGCCAGAAGGCGTTGCTCGACAGCAGGGCGCCGAGCAGGAGCCATGCCTGCCAGGTCATGATGCCACCTCCGTCTGTGTGAAGGTGTGGTGGTAGTGCGCGATCTGCTCGGGCTTGACGAGGCCGAGCGTCATCAGGAACACCGCCGCTTCGGACAAGCCACCCGTGAGGTAGTAGCAGCCGCCACATGCGCCCATGACGCCCTCGGCGAGCGCCTTGAACTCGGCCTGCTCGGGACGGAGGCGACCACCTGGCGCCTTGACCTCGACGAACACGACGCCGAGGTGGCGCGGGAGAAACGCGATCAGGTCGGGCAGACCGGGTGATTGCATTGTGCCGTGGTAGTCACCGCGCCGGCGGCGGGTGCCGAGGACGTAGACGGCGCACCCGACATGGCGCAGGAGGCGCACGATGTGGGCCTGAATGACTTTCTCGGGCTGGCGGCGGTGGCGTAGGGGCATGAGCATGGTGAACTCCCTACCAGAAGAAGTGGCCCATGAGGACGCCGAAGGCGAACGGCAGGATCGGTTTCCTCGATGCCCGCCACACGATTTCGCTGATGGTGTCGCCGGACTGCTTGTTCGCGGCGGCCCAGAACTCATAGACGAACAACGCGACCACGCCGCCGATGAGAAGGTAGATCATCATGCCCTCCGTCGAATCGCCACGTCGATCCGCCCCTGCCTGACGCGGAACCGCCACCGATGCACGGCGCCACACTGACAGCAACGGTGCGTGAGCGTGGGCGCCACAGGACACCACTGCCCCGGCTTGGGGCGCGGGACGCGGCGCGTCATGGCTGCACCGCTCGAACCTCGACACGGACCACGCGCATCTGGCCCTCGCGCCAGAAGTCGGCATCGGCGCGAGTCATACAGAGCCGCCGCACCCGTCCCTGTTCATCGACCACCGCCCACGCTCTACAGGGTTTCATCGCCCTCCTGCCCCTGCCACCGCCGCCACGCGGGGCGGTCTACGGCGAGAAGCACCTCGCCCGGTTTGTCATCAACCTCTCGCGCCGAATCCAGCACCGCCCGTGCGAGGGCGAGGTCGGCGCGGAGTTGGGCCACCTCATGCTGGCCGATCTCCAACGCGCAGTAGTCCTCGCGCTCTTTCCGCAACCGCGCCACCTCGTCCAGCGGGGCGGGGGCAGCCTTCCGCGCCATGTCATGAAGGTCTGTGCCGCCGCAAACAAAGCTCATGGCGAGGTTGTCGAGTCCAACGAAGCCGTCATCTTCCATGGTCTTTCTCCCTTCTTCGCCACTTCACGGATTTCCACGGGAACAACCCACTCGTGCTCGTCCGAACTGCGCCACGATTCTGCATCGGCCTTCGTGCGCCAAATGGGTAACACGCGCTCATCAACCTGCAGACGACACCCCGTGATGTACTTCAGCGGGGCCAGCCCGCGACGGTTGCAGATCGCCCACGCCTTGACGGGCTTCATGGCTGCTCCTTTGGGGCCCACGCGCCGCAGGTGAAACCTAGCCGCCGACACGACACAATCGCCACGGAATGTCCGGGTATGCTCGCATTGGCGCAGGCGGCATTGGTCAATTCATTCTCCCAATCTAGGATGCAATAAACACACGTCCCACACGTACGCCCCCGCATCTCTCCGAGCGCGGCCTCCGCCGCCTCCGCCCGCCGCAGCGCGATCTGGCACTCACTCTGCCACCACGCCGCGAGGTCAGCCTGTTGGCAGTCCTCTCGCTCATC